CAGTTACGGAGCTTGAAGGGCTCCCCTGGCTACATCAAGACGGCGATCGATGACGTGATCAAGGAGGGCCCGAAAGGGAACACCGAAACCTCCAAACCAATGGACAAGCACAACAAGCACCGGTACGGGATTTGGTACTACTACGGGACCCTGAAGAAGGAGGACCTGGTCGCCGCTGGTGCGATGAAGAAGGACGACAAGTCGCCCGACGAAGTCTACGCCATTTGCACGATGGTGAACGATACCGTCATTCGGGCGACGATAAACCCCCTTGATTCTGGTGAGTTCCCCTACCACAGCGTGCCGTGGCTCCGCCGGCCAGGTAGTTGGGTGGGGGTAGGTGTCGGCGAGCAGTTGGAAATGCCGCAGCGCGCGATCAACGCCGCCACCCGCGCCATGTTCAACAACGTCGGCAAATCCGCCGGCAGCATCGTTGTCGCCGACCGCGAGGCAATCGAGCCAGCCAATCCGGGCGACTGGACGCTGCGTCCGGACTCGGTGTTCTACAAGCTCGCTGGCGCCACGGCAGATGACGTGAGGAAGGCCTTCGCCTTCTTCCAGATCCCGAACATGACCCACCAGTTGATGGAGGTCATCAACTACATCCTCCGGATGGCCGAGGAGAGCACGAACATTCCTTTGGTGACCCAGGGCCAGTCCGGGCAAACGACGCCGGAGACGTTCGGCGCCACCCAGTTACAGAACAACAACGCGAACCAACTGTTGCGCTCCGTCGCCGCGGGGTTCGATGACCACATCACAGAGCCCGTGGTCATGCAGTCCTACGAGATGCTGCTCTTGGATGACACAGTGCCGGACGATGAGAAGGGCGACTGGACCATAAACGCCCATGGCTCTACGGCCTTAGTTGAGCGCGCCATTCAGGACCAGACGATCCAGCAGATGGGTGAATTTGCTCTAAATCCCGCGTTCGGCGTGAACCCTAAGCGCTGGTTCGCGCAGTATTCGAAGACCAAGCACCTGAACCCGTCTGACTTCCAGAACACACCGGAAGAGCAGGCGAAGATCGACTCCCAACCGCCGGCGCCCCCGCCCGCGGTGCAGGTTGCCCAGATCAAGTCCGCAGATGCGAAGGCGGCCCTCGGCGCCGAGCAGCAGTCGGTACAGATGCAGGGGCAGATCGATCAGGCCATCCAGAAGATGGCAGACGAAGCGAAGCTGCAAATCGCGGCTATGCGCAAAGAGGTTGACGAGTTGAGGGTCAAGCGGGACACCGACCGCGACACAGTCTTCGTGAATGCGGAAACGCAGCGCACCCAGGTCGAGTCGATTGCCAAGGACAAGGAACTCGCGTTAAGGCGTGAACTCGCGATGCTCGACTACGCGAACAAGCACAACCTCAAACTCGAGGACATCAAGGCGCAGTTGGCCGACACCCAGATGCGTCTCCAGACGCAGAAGGAACTGAGCAACATGGGCCACGCAGTGGACCTCCACAAACACCATAACCCTCCGCCCGAGGCGATCACGCCTCCCACCGAGCCGGCGGGTAAGGCCGCCCCAGGGGATTCGTTCGCAGCATGAGCTTCGAGCTTACGGGCACCGAGAGACACAGCGGGATATGGGTTTCCTTAGAGAGGCATCTCCACGAGCGCAGAGATGTGCTCCGCAAGGAAAACGACGGCCCGCATGACGCCATCAAGACCGCGGAGATCCGCGGCCAGATAAAGGCCCTGTCCGCGCTCATATCGCTGGGCAAAGAGCCCGACAAGAACATTCAGTAGTAACCCGATTCTTCAAATGAAGGGCCGCTACTAGCGGCCTTTTTCATTTGAGTAACCGCGCCGCCAGCAATGACGGCATTTGTAGCGGCCCACGCCCACAGCGCCGGTCGTTGTTTCACACGGAGAGAGTATGCCCAACGAAGAAGTAGCGGTTGATGACACGGCGGCTGAGGCCGCGCTCGCAGCGGAGTTTGAAGCCGGCTTCACCGGCGGTGCAGAGGAACCGGTCGCTCCGGTCGCCGATGACAAACCCGCGGAGGAGTCAACTCCCGCAGCCGAAGCGGCACCGCCAGTAGTTGAGTACCAGCAAATCACGAAGCAGGAATACGAGGAACTCAAAGCCTTGTCCACCCAGATCGAACAGATCAGGGCCGACGCGGGCAAGAGGCTCGACACCGCATTCGGAAAAGTTGGTGGGCTCGAACGGACCATCAAGGAGCTTCAAGGGGCAACCCCGGCTGGATACACCATCGAGGTCACCGATGACATTGTCGCTGACTTGAAGGAGGAGTTTCCGGAAATCGGGGATATGGCACTGAAGGCATTCAAGGCATTTGCAGGGAAGCTGAAAGGAACAGCACCCGCAGCAGTGGACTCAAAGGCGCTCGAGGAGCAGACCCAGGCAGCCGTCACCGGCCGCGTGCGGGCTCTGCAAGCCGAAGCCCTCGAGGAGGACTACCCGGGTTGGCGCGTGATTGTCGGCGCCCCCACCGACGCAGAGAACGCGTACCGGAAATGGCTGAAAGAGCAACCCGCCGAATACCAACAGAAAGTTGGTTCCACGGAGAGCGCAACAGTCGTCGGGAAGTCCCTTGAGAAGTTCAAGGCGGCCGAGAAAGCCGCAGCGGAGGCTCATGCGAAAGCGACAGCCGAAGCTGAGAAAGCCAAAAACCAACCCTCCGCAAGGCAGCAACGCCTGGCAGCAGCAGTTGTCACTAAAGGAGCCGGTGGAAACCCTCCGGGCCCGAGTGACGCAGACGAATTCATGGCCGGCTTCAAGTCTGGCTAAACACACACAAGGAACACAAAATGACGATGCAAAGTTTCGCTCTCACCCCAGGGCGACTAAATAAATACAAGGGCCAGATCCTGTCCCACGCTGTGCCGATGGAGGTGCTTGCAAAAGGTGGCCGCCAGGTGCAGTTCCCCAAGAACTCGAGCGACACCTACGTTGCCCGCAAGTTCCTGCCGTACAACTCCTCCGCGACCAACTCGAGCACGCAGAACCAGTTCTTCTCGAACGGCACCGGTAACCGCGACACAGTCATCACCCAGGCGCACCTCACTTCGGAAGGCGTGACTCCGCAACCGGACAGTGTCACTCCGCTGGACGTGACCGTGGTGATGCAACAGTACTCTTGCCTGTACGGCTTCACCGACAAGACCTACGCGTTGTACGAGGACGACATCCCGACGGCCATGATCACCCAGGTCGGCGAGCGCGTCACCTTCGTCAACGAACTGATCATCTACGGCGCGCTGCGTGCTTGCACGAACCAGTACTACGGCGGAACCGGCACGACCGTGGCCACTGTCAACGGCGGTATCACCCTTGGACTGCTTCGCAAGATCGCAAAGAATCTGCAGGCGAACCACGCCAAACCGGTGAACAGCGTTCTGAAGGCGAGCGGCATGTACGGCACTGACGCAGTGGCTCAAGGCTACACCGTATACTGCCACACCGATCTGGAGCCGGACATCCGTGATATCCCTGGGTTCATCCCCGCGGAGAAGTACGCCAGCGGTACCCCGATGGAAGGGGAGATCGGCAAGGTGGAGCGCTTCCGCTTCATTACCCACCCTGATCTGCCTGCCGTGCAAGACGGTGGGGCGGCGATCGGCGCCACCGGTTTGTCTTCCACAACCGGTACCAACATCGACGTCTACACCCTGATCGTTACCGGTCAAGAGGCCTGGTCCCAGATTGCTGTCCGCGGCATGGACGCTCTGGCTCCGACCTACTTGCCCCCGGGCGAGAAGTCGAAGTCTGACCCGTTCGGACAACGCGGCTACGCTGGAACCATCTGGTGGAAGGCCGTGATGATCGAGAACAATGGCTGGATGGCTATCGCCAGTGTCGGCTCCAAGGTTCTCTCCTAACTAACCCTTTAGGGCCCGGGTAACACCGGGCCTACTTAACAGGAGAAAACACATGCAAGACACACTTACCCGTTACCTGGCAGGTTTTCCGCAGGAGAGGGAACGAGCATACTTGCGCGCCATCCTCGCCCCGGTTCTTGACCGCTTTTCAACACGGGCCCTGACCAACTCCACGCTGGTCATCAAAACAGGGGGTAGCGCTCTCGCAAAAACCGGCGCTGCGGACTCGTACTTCACGGTCCAAGGCGTCCCGGTAAAGGTCGCCGCTAGTACCGACCAGGCAGCGCTCTCTGGCACTGTTGTCAACGCCACCTTCAACGTGTTCTGTTTTTACGTTGATTCCGCTGGCGCCTTGACTTCGGCCATGGGTACCGCAGGCGCGACTCTGGGGGCCGCCAGGTTCCCGGTACCGCCTGAAGGCAAGTGCCTTGTTGGTTTCGTGATCATCAACCCCACTGGCAGCGGCAACTTTGTCGGCGGCACCACAGCTTTGGATGACGGCACTGTCGTACCCAACGCCGTCTACGTCAGCCCCGTTGGTCCGTTTGACCCTTCCGTACTTCTGTAAGGCAACACCCCTTCGGTGCAGGAACCAAGGCGCGCAGCGACGTTGCCAACCCTAGAACCGAAGGTTTTAAAAAGGAAATACCATGGATAGACTGATGCAACTCCCCCTCACCATCAACCCCCGCAGCACGGGTGCGGTGGCGGGAACGACTAATACCTTTACAACCACCGTCGCAAGCGAGTGCGCCATCAAAGGCAAATTCGCAACCGCGCTGGCTGTGTTGACGAATTCAGGTACCACACCCACAACGGACGCCAATACGTCTGCGGCCTTCGCGACCATTCTGCCCAACAAAACGGCAGCGATTGTTTTCGGTGTCAATGCCGCCGGGACGCTGGTGGCCGCGCAAGGCCCGATCATCGACACCTACGCGGGTGTGACGACTACGGTTGGCGCCTTCCGGGATGCCCCGCAGTTCCCGCCGATTCCGGATGACTTCTGCCCGATCGCCTACACGATCGTGCGCGTCGCCCCGTCGGGCACAACCGGCTTTATTCTGGGCACCACAAGCTGGGCGGCTTCGTCCATGTCTTGCACGACGTTCAAGAACGTCATGGTTCTGCCGGACCGTCCGCAGATCGCGTAATACCCGAGCACCTTTCAGTGCTCTAAGGCGCCTCCTTTTCTGGGGGCGCCTCTTCTCAAAACCAACGGAGATTCTATGGACGCAGCTAATGCGCCAGTACGTCGCGCTCGCACTGAGCTTCACACTGATGACATCGAGATCGCGCAAAAACCGATCATCGAATCGAGGGACGACTTAATAGACGAGATCGTCATCGCCCCCGAAGTTTTGCAAAAAGAATACCAGGACGCACTCGCCTTCGCCGAGGAGCCAGTCACCATCCGCGTCGAGAGATCGAGCGAGAAGTTTGCCCCGAAGTTCATCGACCTCTGGTGCAATGGCAAGGGCGCCGAACTGCTGATGAACGGCAAATGGGTCGAGACCAAGGTCATCCCCGTTGGCGTGCCTGTCACCACCAAACGCAAGTACGTTGAGATCTTGGCCCGAAGCAAAGTTGACTCGATCGAGACACACTCCGGCAAGAAAGATGAGCATTCCGAGATCAACGAGATCGAGCGCCACACGAGTTCGAAGGCGCCCTTCTCAGTGATCATGGATAGGAACCCCAAGGGCGCAGCCTGGCTCACGGGTCTGGTTCGTTTTGGGTAGCCGATGAACTACCTGGGTCTGGTTCAGCGGCTATGGCTCCTGTGTGGCGTAAGCGGCACAGCCCCCGGGCCGAGCACCGTCACGTCCACCGTCGACGAAGACGTTCGCCTCATTACCTGGATCAACATGGCCTGGAGTGATATTCAGGGGCTGCATAAGGACTGGGATTGGATGCGATCGAGTACGTCCTTTGCGACTGTGGCCTCCCAGCCCACTTACGCGCTGGGCTCCGGCGCCGG